GTCGTGAATTGCACAGCCTGACCCACAGCAGGCGTTGCCGTTGTTGAAGTAAAGGTAAAAGTCGGTGAAGTTACAGCCGTGAACGTACCAATCGACACATTGGTGTTCTGCCCTGCAATAAAACCACCTAATCTATTACTCATGTCTATTCCTTAGAAGGTGATTGAACCACTGGTTGTCCAAGTGTACACACGGTTTTTGTAGCCTGCACCAGTAACAAATGGAGACTCTTGGTTCCAAAGTGGCTGTGTTCCCGAAGACGTAAAAAACGCATAAGCGTTTGAAGAAGCGTCCAAGTAGGGAGCGCCAGATGCTGTATTCATCAAAAGTGCAGTTCCTGTAACATTTGCAAGAGGGCCTGTTGGAACGGTAAACCCAGCCAATGAATAAACAACCGTGTTGGTTAATCTTAAATTAGAGACGTAGCCGGGAAATTGATAAGTAGCGGTGTAACCACAAACTTGTAAAAAACCTGTTGCAAACAGAACGTCAGTAAAAGCTACCGACCCTTGCAAAACGCCGTTTATAAACCCATAAATCGTTGACCCAGACCTTATCAAGCAATAATGAAACCATGTATTTATTGCTGGCGCTCCACCTGAAATGGCGATTTGTCTTTCTACACCTGTTGTTGAACTATTGACAACAAAATTTCCAGTGTACAAACCAACATAATTTGCACCAGTAGCTGTACCCGCAAACAATCTGTAACTTGATGTGGTTGAATAATTCATCCAGCACTCTAGTGTGAAATCTCCAGACTGCGAAGGCGCGGTAGTTTGAGACTGTAGAGTACCTGCGCCATTTGGGTATAAGCTACCCGACCCACTTGTAGTTGCAGTTGCATTGACTGTTGTTGCCGCCGCATATACGTCTGGGTATGAAACAATGACAATGCCAGAGCCGCCTGTGCCGCCAGTAGCAGTAGCACCACCTACCCCTCCGCCACCACCACCACCGCCTGTGTTTGGAGATCCGTTAGTACCTGTATAAGGTGCTGTGCCCGCATTACCAGCACCACCTCCGCCAGCACCACCAGTGCATTGCCCCCCATAGCGACCACCACCACCGCCACCGCCAGCATAAGCGGTTAAAGTACCAGAAATAGCTGACGCAATACCTGCGCCCCCAACTCCGGGCACTGCTGTGCCGCCAGTCCATGTACTAAGACCTACAGTGCCAGCACCGCCGCCGCCAGAACCAGTCCAGTTATTATTGTCACCACCAAACCCGCCAGCGTTACCTTGACCACTAATGTTGTTTCCATTAAACGTAGCAAATGTTCCGCCGCCGCCGCCTGACCCGCCAGAGCCACCTTCAGAAACAGTTCCCAATGATGAAGGCCCACCAGTACCGCCTCCAGTAGTGCTGATTAAACCAAAAACAGAGCTTTGCCCAGCAGCAGGGTTGGTGTAGCTTCCGCCGGTATAAATTCCACCAGCACCGCCACCGCCAACAGTAACTAATAAAGTTTGTTCATTTGGCACAGGGTCAGTGCCTGTAAGTAAACCACCAGCACCGCCACCGCCACTATTAGCCGAACCGCCACCACCTCCACCAGCAACAACTAAGTATTCAACTGCGGGAGTTTTTTGAGCAGGCCATCCACCTTGTTGAACAGCTTGCATGACCTGTTTGAGATTAAATAAACCGTTTGCCATAAAACCTCAGAATGTGATAGTGCCAGAGGCAACAAATTTGTACACGCGCCATGCGCCTGCAACGTACATTTCAGGCCCACCTGTTGTTGATGTAGCTGGGGCTTGGTATGAAGGGTAGCGGATGATGACTATGCCAGAACCGCCTGCGGCTCCGACTTTAGAAGAAGCGAAGTTTCCAGAACCACCGCCACCTCCACCGGTGTTGGGAACACCGCTTGTAGCTTGAAAACGTATTGCGCCAGAACCAGTGCCGCTTCCGCCATTTCCGCCACCACCACCGCCACCTATAGTTTTAAACCCAAGGTTATTTGGATCATAAACCCCACCAGCACCACCACCAGCGTATTGAATCGGTGATCCTGTTATTGATGAAACAGCCCCTGTTCCTCCTGAATAGCCAAATGGAGTAGTATTTTCAGAAGTTCCAACGCTTCCAGCGCCACCACCACCACCGCCCCAATACAAAGTCCCACTAAATCCATTAGTAAATGATGCGCCATCGTTTCCTTGACCGAGGGTTTTTGCTCCACCAGCAAACCATCCTGCGCCACCGCCAGACCCGCCTGCGCCGCCGGGCGTTGTACCCGCAGAACCGCCTCCTCCGCCATAACCGCCACCAATAGCCGTAATGTTGCCAAAAACTGAACTAGCACCTTGAACAGCCGCTACCGAAGTGTTTGGCGCACCAGCGCCTCCAGCACCAACAGTAACAGTAATAGAAGTACCCATAGCCACGGGATAACCTTGAGCAGTCAAAAAGCCACCTGCGCCACCTCCACCACCGCAACCAGAGTTATAGTTTTCCGATCCACCACCACCCCCGCCAGCCACGACAAGGTACTCCACCGCTGTGACAGGTGAATTGATGCCGTCAAGCCCGACAGAAAGAATGCCGCCAACTCTATCAAGAGACATATCAGCCTCCCTTTACGCTATGAGTTCGTAGCTGATGCTGTAAGTAATGCCGCTGGCTGTGCCGGATGTAACAGTGATTGATGTGCCTTCCATCAGATACAAAGCTGATGTTTTATCCACAACAATTAAAGATGCACCAACAGGCACAGACACTGTAGAAGCAATCGGGAAGGCCGTTCCGCTAGATGGAGCAGAGCCTTGAGATTGAGCGCCGTTAGTGTAGATAGACACAGTTGTATTTACTGCCGCAGAGCCGCTGACGTTAGCAGCCACGATCTGGTTGATCTTCATCACTTGACCGCTAGAAGCAGCATTAGGAAGAAGAACCACGGCAGATGTACCGCCGGGTGTTAGATAGGTAGTTACACCGTAAATCGTGGTTGAACTGCCAGCAATATTTGGATTTGCCATGATGTTTCCTTAAAAGCCAAAGACGAGAGCCATTGCCACTGCTTGACCGCGAGTAGCGCCAGTAGCGGCTGGGGTTGTTGATGCCCAAGTTGTACCATTAGATGTCAACACATTACCAGCAGTACTGGGGGCAACAAAAGTTGGTGTTGAAGTGCCGTTACCCAGAATGACGTTGTTAGCAGTCAGCGTGGTTAGACCTGTACCGCCTTGGTCTACACCAAGAGTTCCAGTAGACACCAAGTTCTTACTGCCGTTTGTAAATACAGGCTTGCTGGCTGTCAGTGAAGAATCAATGATGTCATTGGCTGTCAGCGTTGTACCGTCAAAAGTCAAGTTAGCAGAAGCACCAAAAGCGCCAGAGCTATTAAACTGAACCTGAGTATTGGAGCCAGCCGCAGAGCCACCGCCCACATTAACAAAGTTAGTACCGTCCCAAGCCACAATAGCCCGTGTACCAGCCGCTACAGTAACGCCTGTACCAGTCACACCTTGAATGGTAATTGACTGAGTACTGGATGTTTTGTTAATCACCACATAAGTTTTAGACTGTGCAGGGACTGTGATTGTGCGGGTAACTGTACCGCCAGCAGTCCATAGGATCACTGCGTACTGAGAGCTATTGGCTGTCAGACCTGTACTTGCGTATGTGCCTTCAGTAACAGTCAGCGTAATGTCTGCATCCGCAGAAATTGTTTGAGTTCCAGCAACGGCAACATCCACAATCTGCGAGATGGCGTTATTGATGGTGTCACCCCACTGACCGGACAGCGTACCTGTTGCCGGAAGGGTTAGACCTATAAGGGATGTCTTTGCCATTTATTGCTCCTACTGAGTAGAAATTACTGTCCAACCGGGCGATTCCGTTGTATCAACAGCACCCCAGCCCGGTGTTTGCGGATTGCTGATATTTTGCCAGTTTACGCCTTGCGTGTCATCAATAATTTCCCACAAGTAACGTCCACCGTTTATTTCTGTCAATGCCATCGTATCCGACACGCTCAAATTGTAATTTGCAATCCCGCCATTTGTCTCAACGATTACCGCAGACTCAGTTAAAAACTCTTGGTAAAACGTACCTACAGTCGTTCCTTCTTCAATAGCCATCGACTCTACGATGGTCATAATCAGCACAGCCACCTGTGCTTCTGCTATTGCAATCGACTCCGATATATTACCCAAGAATGTAGCAACTACTTCTTCTACACTCACAATCCCTAACGAATCCGCAACACTTTCTGTGTAACTTGTCTGCGCGGCCTCGTCATCTGTAATGGTCTGGCTATCTGCCACACTGACGTTGTAGCTGGTTATTGCCTCGTTTACATCAGCAATTGCCACAATTTCAGCAACAGTATCCGCATACGCAACCAGAACAGACTCAGCATCCGCTATTCCCGCTGTCTCACTTACCGCCACATTCAACGTGACAACGACAGTCTGAATATCCTGAATACCTGCCGTGCCGTTCCACGACCCAGAACCCCAAGTATCTTGTCCCCAAGATGAGCCGTTCGTTAATGACTCGGTGACGCTGACCTCATAGGTGGTTTCACCACCCCAGCCTAGATCGCCCCAAGCATTATCGCCCCACCCGTTTGCCATATTAGGTCAATGTCAATGTGTACGTAACCGCAATCGTGTCACCATTAACAACAGCCTTAGAACTAGAAAAATCACCAGCAGAGAACAATGTGCCAGTGGTTGAATCTTTAGTTGCGCTACCGCCAATGTTGATAAAGCAACCCGCTACAGTACCCGTGCTGGTCATGGAGAATGACACGGCAGAAGATGTAGCCTTGCTAGAAGCGGCGGCAGAAGCAAATGAAGGCGTAGGACGGTTGCCAGAATATGCAGGAGCGTTAGTGCCACCCACTTCTAACCAGCCTGCGTGGGATGCTTGTGTATCAGCAACGTTAGCAGAACCCACACCCTTCAAGCCCATCACAACTGCGCCAGCGGCTGAGTTGCCAAGGATAGTGTCCAAGGTCAAGTTCTTACCAACAGTTGTTACCAAGTTTTGAATAGGTTCGTCCCACTTGATAAAGCCATCAATGCTGTAGCAGATAGCATGGTATGTACCGTGGATAGCCATCTCGTCAGAAGGCATGGTGTTGTATTTTGTAATTGCTGCTACTTGATCGGTAGCGGTGATTTTGTCCAAGCTCATGTGAGGCTCCTTAATTAGAAGAACGGATCAATGCTGCTGTCGCTGTGTTAGCAGGCATTGTGATGGTGAAATTGGTAGATGTTTTGTCAGACCCAAAGTCCAACACAGCAATGGATTTGTTACCCTGAGTAACGTTGTAGATCAAGGCACAACGAGCCGTAACAGATGCGTTAAACACCACATCGGCAAAGTCTACAAAAGCTGTATACCCAGAGGAGCTAATGGTTACGCCAGTCAAGGCCACGCCGCCTGCAACGTAGCCAGTTCCCGTAACCTCGCCTGTGGTCGTGTAAACAGTGGTTGCCTCGTTTAAATCAGCACTGGCCGTGTACAGGGCGATCTTCAGCGTATCCGTGGATAGGTTGTGGACGGCTGTATAAAGCTCTGTCTTAAAGCTAGTCGTCTGGGTTTGGAGGATGCTCATGCTACAGGAACCCTAATCTGACCATCACGATAAGCGTCAGCACGTTGCTTGCCGTCACCCAAGTTCTTGAGAAGCGCAATAGCCTGAACGTACCGTTCTTGGTACACCTTGTACATGCCGTCTTCCGGTGCGCTCTTCATGTATGTTCCTGCCTCTGCCAGAGTGCCATACAGCAATGCAGAGTCAAAGTTATCACCCAGCCATGTGGTCAGGGCGGTAACGATAGATTCTGGGTAATAGTAATAATGCAGTTCTGCGTAGTAATTGGCATTAGGCGTAGGGCCAAGGATGAACGACAGTTCATTGACGTTAGCTGACTGCGGGCCAAAGATAGCGTAGTGCTTAGGCTCAGACTGATGTGCACTCAAAGGATATGCCTCGCGCACGAAGTTCACATCTTTGTTCAGGAGGTACAGGTAGTCGCCTTGGAAGATGAC